AAGCTCGTAGAACGATGCGTTGGCTGAAGTCAGGGTGATGCCCTGCCAGCTTGTGAAGTTGATCCGCATCTCGTTGGACATCGCCTTCATCCGGTTCTTGCCCCGGCCTTGGCTGATGCTGTAGGCAAGGTCTGAGAACTCAGTCGGCCCTGTGTTGGTGATCTCGTCGATGGTGTTGGCAAGGTTATTGAGCACGCCCAGCCGGTGCATCTTGGCGTTGTAGGTGTCCTTCCACATGGAGGCCAACGTCTTTGGGTGCCCGATGACGCTGTTGCACATGTACAGGGTGGTGGACTTGCCCGAGCCAGACTTCGGGTAGATCACGTTGATGATGGCCCCGCTGATGCCGGTGAACTTGAGCAGCAACGACCCGAACGCCGTGAGCGCAGCGAATGCATGCGGTTCTAGGCCGGGCCGAGAGTACATATTGAATACCTCTTTCCACTTTTCCAACGAGCCAGTCGGCTTCATCATGTCGATTACGTCCGAAGTAGACGTAGATGGTGGGCTGTAGAACGAGCCGTCTTTGGTGATCTCTCGGTCGCCGATGATGATCTTTGCGTTTTTATCGACCCAGCCGAACTGTGTTCGCATGATCTCCGCCTTGTTAGTTACTTGTAGGTTTTTGACTGAAGTGATGAGGTAGTTGAGCAGGTTCTTCACCTGCGCATCGCCCGCAGCTACCCCTTGCTTGGCTAAGTCTTCCCGCAGCCTGTCCTTGACGACCAAGTTCGACAACGCTACGGGGAACTCCTTGAGCCCGTCACGTGGAAGGTGCAGGTGCAGCAGTGCTGTTTCTCCTGCAAACGGGTCGTGCATCCGCTTGACCACGTACAGGTTGTGCTCGTACACCAACACGGGAGGGTCTTCGCTGCCGATGTTTATGTAGATCGAGCCGCTCTTAGCGCGGAAATATGGATCGGGCAACGCAGGATATGTGACGCTAGCGGTAGCGTGCCCGTCGTCGCCATCACCGTCATCAAAGTCCTCAGCCCGTGCAATCTCTGCGCCAAGCATGATGGGGGACTTGAACTTGCCCTTGTTGGGGCACCCATCGCATCCACCGGGGTTCTCGCGCTCAAAGGTTGTGCAGAAGTGCGGGCCACCAATGTCAGCGGCCTTCTTCTCCGTCTCCCCCTCGGTATAACCGGGGTGGTGCTGTGACATCTTGTGGATGGCGCTGTCACGGTCGACACAGTGCGTGGCGATAGACAGAGCCGAACGCCACAGGTTGTACTCAATGTCCGCTTGGTTCTCGTAGCAGAACAGCAGTTGCTTGCAGCCTTCTCCTTTGACCGACTTGAGCATGATGGTGCTGAACCGCTTGGCGCGGTTTTCCAACATGGATTCCATCAGCGGGCTAAGCCGACGCGGAATGAAGTCTCGCTCCTCTTCAGGCTCGGGCGCATTGAGCAGCGCCTTCCATTCTTCGTAACCCTTAACCTCGTATCGGTCGCTGATGACCTGTACGGATGCGGGCTCATCTTTCTTGTAGTTGTACGTACCGGGGACGCGCAGAACACGGGAGGCTTCAAACACAGCCGTGTCTACGATCAGCCCATCCTTGAGGGCTAAGTCACGCAGACCTTTGGACAGAGAGTCCCACACGTTACGGCGAAGTGTCTCTGACAGAACCCAATAGAAGTGAAGCCCGTAGCCTGAGTCCACGACGATTGGACGGGGCAGGGCGTTCTTCTTGCAGAAAGCCGCAACAGCCTGCAACCCGGTGCTCTGATCAATGTAGCCCTTGATCTTGCCGTTGGCGTCTGGTGCTGCTTTCTCGGGTCCGCAGTCAATGTCCATCCACAGAGCACGGAAGTACTCGGCGTTGGAATGCTTGCGGTGATTGGCGTCTCCGTACTTGGCGCAGCCGAAGTAGGCGTCGAACTTGTTATTGACGAGCCAATCTATCTGTTTGTTGAACTCTTCGCGGGTGTCGTAGAACTCTTGGCTGATGTATCTACCGTTCCCCCACGCGCAGTATCGGCCCTCTGACGGGAGCACTACGTCTAGCAAATCAAAGTTGCTTGTCATGGCATTGGGGAGGAAGGAGCGGGGACGATGCCCCGCTACTCGGATTACTTGGTCAGGTGTGCAACGTAGGCTGTCACGGCCCGTAGCAGTTCAGGCTTTGGATCGTGCACCCCACCGAACCAGTTGTAGATGGTCTGGCGGGATACACCGAATCGCTCGGCCACACTTGCTACGGACACGCCACGAGCAATACAGGCACGCCCGAGAGCTACGCCGATCAACCGCTTGTTAGCGCTTTTGTTCGCTGCAATGGTGTATTGGCTGTATCCGTGAGGCATTGGTTACCCTTCATCGCTCCACGCCGACACAACATCAGCGAGGCTCTTCTTGTTAGACGGAGGATCGCCGTCGGCCTTCTTGCTTGCACGCTTGGTCGGCTCGGGCTCAGGCTCCTCAGCCTTGGGTGCGGCGAGAGCGGGCTGCTTCGTTACACCGTCGGCTTGAGAGGGAGTCATCACCACGAGTGCCTTGGTCTGCTCCGTGTTCGCCACCTTCTGCACCACATCGAACTCTTGGCGCTTGATGTAGCGGTTGGCAGTGAACAGCAACGACTGGTTGTCGTTCTCGTCGTTGAACGAGATCTTGGTGACCACGTAGTCGATGCTCTTGCCGTTGCTGCTAAGGTACTTGCTGTAGTTCTCAAACGTCATTGCATCGCCGACGCTGTCACCAAACAGCGACTTGGACGCAAGGTTCATCTGATACACCTGACCCTCAAGACTGGTGTTGAAGTCCTGCTCAAGCACCAACGCCACGCGACGGCTGTAACGGCATGCCTTGGACTGTCCTTGGCCGGAGCCCTTGACGTTCTGAGGGCAGTCATTGCAGTTATGCGACTGAGGGTTAGCCGCCTTAGCGTCTGGCACATTGCCGTCATTGCTGAAGCAGTCGGGAGCAGTCGGCTCGGCATCGGGGCTCCACGCCTTAGCGTAGAAGATGCGGCCTACCTTAGGTGCGGCGTTGACCACGATGGCATTCAAGTCACCCTTGATCTTGCCCATTTCTTCGCCGCCAACGACGAGCTTGAACGTGCCGTTCTTGGGCACGATGCGCTTGGAGCCCGAGCGACCTGCGAGTTGCTTGGTGAGTTCGCTGACCCCTGCGGTTTGCAGGAAGTCTGGCACGTCTTGGCTGAGTACGATGTTGCTCATTTCTAACTTTCCTTAGAACGTCTAACGACCACGGTGTATTCCCGCTCGACATTGAGCCCTGCGGGTTCGATTTCGGGATTCTCTTCAAGGAACTGCTTCATGTGCGATTGATGAAGCCGCTTCTCTAACAGGGCGTATGCATCATGCTCCTTGATGAAGCGATACATAGAATCCCAGTCATTCGTCCAGTACCGTGACTTTACGGAACGGATGACTGTCCCTGCATCTGTCTTGATGCTGTTGGCGTCTACCGCCTTGCAGATTTCCAGCATCTCTTGTTCGATCACGCGAAGCTGCCTTTCTAGGTCAACGTCGTGTGCTTCGTACTGCTGCTTGAGTTGGCTACGTGCGTCCCTGATCTTGATGTAGGTCGCAGTCAATTGCTCAAGCGGCACGCCGCTAATTACGGGGGTAGGTGGGTCTTGGACTGTGGTGTCCATGGTTCGCTCCTTCGTTGTTGGTGCCGTCTATTATGCGGCTTAACTTGACTTTGTCAAGCCCCTTCTTCAAGCTCTTGCTTGTAGAGGTCTATGATCTCTGCGTGGGTCATCATGTTCTGCCGCAGCAGAGAGTACATGCGGCCTTCGACGGGACTGCCCTTGATGTGCACCACGGTCATTGCGTTCTTCTGTCCCGGTCGGTCGATGCGTGCGTTGGCTTGTAGGTACGTCTCTACACTGGTCACGGGAGCGTACCAAACGATAGTGTCGGCAGCGGTCAGGGTAAGTCCGTGGGATGCGGCTTGCGGCTGAATGATCAGCACCTTCGGGTCGTCCTGCTCTTGGAACTTCTTGACGAGTTCTGTACGCTTGTGTACGGGCACGTCACCGTTGATGATGTCTGCCGTGATGCCGTGCTTGGTCAGGTACTTGTATATCTGCTCGATGGTGTGCGTGAACGGCACGAACACGAGGACTTTGTTGGTCGTCTCGTCGATGACTTCCTTGACTACTGCTAGTCTGTTACTTGCATCGAAGTCGAGGACTTCCTTGGTGTCGGTGTAGACCGAGCCACACGCGATCTGAAGTAGCTTGTTGATCTGTACCGCTGCATTGACTGCCGTGATCTCTTCGCCTGCTGCCTCCACGAGCATGTCCTTGCGCAGCTTTTGGTAGTACTTGTTCTGCTGCGGCGTCATTGGCGCGTCCCGGTCGGCGAAGGTGACTTCCGGTAGGTCAAGACACTGCCGCTTTTCAAACCTGATGGCAGGCTGCAATATCTTGTGGACTATCTCCTTTGCCTGTGGCTTGGGCTTCCACTTAAACATGTTTACCGGGCTCATGACCATGTCGCGGAACTGCGAGAAGAACATGGGCAGTCCTTCCGGGTTCACGAGTTTGGCTAGTCCGTAGGCGTCGAGCGGGGACTGAGCAGCGGGGGTGCCCGTGAGCATCCACAGACCCTTGACGTGCTTGAGTACATCGCGCATCGTCTTCCACCGATCCGTCTGCGCGTTCTTGTACGCGGAGGCTTCGTCAATAACGACGAGGTCGAAGCAGTTGTTGATGATCTCGGACTTGCAAATCTGCACGCCATCGAAGTTGATGATGACGTACTCGGCCCCGGCCTTGATGATCTCCTTGCGCTTGCTGGCGCTGCCATAAGCCACATCGACACGGCGGTGCACAGCGAACTTGAACAGGTCTTGCTGCCACGCTGAGTGCATGATGGACAGGGGGCACACTACGAGCACGCGACGGATGAGCCCCACTTTCATGAGGTAGTCGGTCGCCCAAATCACCGAGGCTGTCTTGCCCGTGCCTTGCTCATTGAAGCAAAAGGCTTTACGTTGGCCAGAGAGGAACGCTGCTGTTTCCTTCTGATGCAGGAACGGCGCTACGTTGTGCGGCGCAGGCCAGTCGTAGCCGGGGAGAAAGTCTTTTGGGTCCATTAGTTACTTCTTCCGCTCCCGCTTGCTCTTCTCGGAGACGAGCTTGTGGTTGGAGTTGCGCTTGAACGAACGGTTACCTGCTGCGCTCTCCACCTTGACTCCGTGTTTGTTGGAGCCGCCTTTGCTCAGTGCAACCTTGTGGGCGAGGTCTTTGCCCTCACGAGCATCAGCAGTGCCGTCGCCGTCGCGGTCGGGGTTCTTCTGATCGAATTGGTTACGTGCACGTTGGCGCTCCATACGGCGCTCATGCTCCCCACGAGCTACCTGCTGTTGGTACTCTTTCTTGTACGGACGGGGTTTATTCACGTACGGCATTTTTGCCTCCTTCAAACTGTTTCATTGCTTCGGGGCCCGTGACCCACAGAGGTTCACGACCTTCCTTCTCTATATCGCACAGCATCCGACCGACAGTCATACTGACTTCCAACAACATGTTGTTTTTGGACTTTACGAACTCGCGCTGAACAAGCTCTTGTACTTGGGCACTGAGAATGTCCCCAACCACTTCACGCACACGGCGCTTTAGCTCGTTCTCAAGGATCAGTGCGGTATCGGTTTCTTCGTTGGTCATCGTTCGCTCCTATAGTGGTCTAAACGTATCCATTGGGATGAACACACACTCTTCTGAGTCGAAGCGGTCGTTGCGGTCATAGCGGCCGCCACGTCCTATCTCGTAGGCGTCGTCTACTATCGTGTAGAACACGCCGTCTGCGAACTTGACTACCAGCATGAACGGCACGCCCAAAGTCTTGGCGCGATACAGCCCGTTGCGCCACTTGTACGAACTGAGCATGTAGGTGTCGTACGCAGTGCTGCGGTTGGTCCTAATCTTGATCTCGACGACTGCCCCAAGGTCTCGGTTGGGGTGGAAGAGGTAGCCGTCGATGTTGTCCTTCGGCGGAGCCTCTTGCCACAGGCAGTCGATCTTGCGCAGCAGATACTCCTGCACCGCCCGTTCACGTTGCCGGTCGGCTTCGGTTTCGTAGACAGGGCGCTGATACATCAGACTCCTCCGTAGTGTTGGCAGTTCTTGACGGGGCAGAAGCGGCACAGTGGTCCCTTGCTTGGGTTCCAAGTGCCACTCTCAAACGACTGTTCCAAGCGCTTCATCGTCGGCATAACCCCACCGATGTATTCCTTGCGATTGCCAACGTGGTGTTCCTTGCGGACGAACTCGTTGCTCACCACGAACAGCAAGGCCGACTTGATCTTGCCCACGTCGGGGAAGTGCGCGAACACGGCTGTGGCCATCAGGTCAAGCTGCTTGGTATCGGCGTAGCGTGCGCTTTTGCCCGTCTTGTAGTCGATCATGTGGGCCAAGCCCTTGTTTTGATCCACGATCAGCAGGTCCACGATGCCGTGCCACCACACGTCCGGTGCCTTGAACGCGCACGGTGCTAGGTCTTTGGTAAGGCCAAGCTCAATCTCGCAGTACTTATCGCCGGGGATCTTCTTCAGCGACTCAAGGATCGGCTCCATGTACGAGTACTTCTTCGGCATGGGCTTGCCGTCACGCACGTGTTCCTCTGCGGCTTTATGGACGTTGCTTCCGTACAGCGCCGCTTCATGCGGAACATCGACAACGTCCTTGGCTACCTTGAGGTGGTAGTACTTCTTCGGGCACTGCTCAAATGTCTTGAGGCTGCTGTACGACCAAACGAGATTCATTCCTACCCCCTTGCTCTGATGGTTACAGCACACATACCCGCACCTGCCAACACACCGTTTTTGAAGTCTTCATCGTCAGGGTGAAACATCCCCCGGTCTTTCGCCAAGTTGTCACACATCTTCGCACACGCCTCACGCTCGGCGGCGGCAACAAGGGCGGCGAAGGTTTTGATGCGACCTTCAAACATTGTGTCTTGGTAGACGATGTTTTCTGGATGAGGCAGAAGCCCAGCCTCCCGCGCCATGTGTTCGATGTCGTCGCGGGTCATTCCTTCCCCCTTGCGCTAACAAACTCTTTGAGATGCAGCAGAGCGTGGTCGTAGCCTTCTGAGAACATGGGGTGACGCTCACGCTCCATGCCCATGAGTTCGTCAATCGTGTCGAGCACTGCCTCGCGCTCTCGCTCTGCCACCAGTCGAGCAAAGTGTTCAAACGAAGCGATGCCCGTGCTAGAAGCGACTAGGAAGTGACGGTCGATGTAGGCATGCGCCTTGTTTGCCATGTCAATGATCTCGTCGCGGGTCATTTTTCCTTCTGCTCCATTACCAGCAATGCTGCGTGCGTCTCCGTTGCCCACTTGATCGTGTACAGGGCTTGCTGTCGGGCTTCGTACCAATTCTTCTCCAGTGCTGCGTCATGCAGTGCCCTCAACGCTTTCTCCGCCATCATGGTCGGATAGGCGTAGTCAACAAATGAGTTGACCTCTTGAACGGACTTCATGCCTTCACTTTCTTGAGCAAATCTTTCCACGGTGTCTCCACGTCGATAGAGTTAAGGAACTTGGTGTACTGCGCTTTGATTGCGCGTTGGCGTTGCGGGTCGTCCAACAACTTCTTGCACTCCGCAGGGATCTCTTCGTAGTCGGTGAACACGATGCCCGACTCGTCCCACCCTTGATCGCGGGGGAGCACAGAGCGCTCACACACGATGGGTATCCCGTACGCTAGCGGTTGCAGGAAGCGGATAGCCGGGAACATGTTGGTGCTGTAGTAGTGCACATGCAGCACGATCTTGGCGGCTTTGACGTACGGGGCGAGGTTCTGACTGAAGCCTCCCACATGCCCTGCCGACATGCCTTCCTCGCGCAGCCGCTCAAGCATCTTGTCTCTGCGCTCGTTGGCAGAGCCAAAGAACACGATGTCGTGCGTGCCTTCCGTAGCCGCAGCGACCTTGTATTTGATGGAGGGAGTCGGCACCACAGGCAGGATGACGACCTCTTTGGGGTTCTTTCCGTACCCCACAAGCGTTTCCTTGTTCAAAAAACTGTAGTCGGCAACTACGTAGCCAAGCAGTGTGTCGACGTAATCGTTCTTAACAATGTCGGATTCGCTGCCTAGCTGCTCCGCGTTGTACAGGATGGTGCGTTGCTTCGGGAGCTTGGCTGTGTTGGTTTCAACCCAGTTTGGCGACCACCCAAGGATCAAGTTCACCCCCTCAGACGGCAGCGTGTCGACCACATGCTTTGCCTGTACCCCAATACGGGTAAGTACATCTTTGAAGGTTTTAGCTAGATCCGTAAACACGTACGGATCTTTCTTGTTCGGGCGTACTTCAACCACATTAACAATCGCCATAGCTCGTCCCGTATCCGGCCTCACAGTTAAGAGGTAGCTCCGACGCCCACGACGGGCGTAGGCGCATGCACAACTCAACGTACTCCTTGCCGTTGTCAGCTTCGTCTTCAGGGATCAGGCACGCGATGGCGTCATGCACGGTCATCACCACTCGGTACTTCTTGGCGATCATCAGCATCTGCTCACCGATGATGATCCGAGCAAGGGCTTGGCATACGTTCTCCACCACTTTACCCCCGTAGATGCGATTTGGCACCACGGTCTTCCCCTTCTTGGTGTCGTAAACGTACTCGTATTTGCCCGTCTCGGGGTCTTGACGTTTGCGCAGATTGGGGTATTTCAGGTACATGCCATTGGGCAGGCGGATACCACGCTTGCCCTCGATCTTCAGCAAGCCGCCGCGACCTAGATCACCGGTCTTGTCATTGGCGATCCAGTCCAAAGTTTCGTGAGCTTTGCGCCACAGATCAGGTATCTTGCCATTGGTACTACGGTAGGTCTCGATAATCCGCTGCGCCTCCTCCAACGTAACTTCCACGCCAGCGTTTTTAAGCGCTGTCTTAAATTTCTTCGCCCCCATCCCGTATCCGGAACCAAGGATAGTTGTCTTTCCAACGAATCTTTCTTCTTTCGTGATCGCTGCGATGTTCTTCGCATAGATAGCCGCAGCCATGATTTTGTATACGTCCTCACCTTTTTCAAACGCCTCCACTAAGTCGTCCTGCTCTGCTAACCACGCTAGCGTACGCGCTTCAATCTGCGATGAGTCTGAATCGCAAATGACGTAGCCTGCCGGGGCAAGGATGGTCTTCTTCAACCCCGATGTGCGCGGCAAGTTTTGAAGGTTGAGCTTATCGTCACCACCCCACCGTCCCGTATGCGCAGCGTAGTAGCGAAGGGGAACTGGCATAGCGCCTCGTCCGGAGATCTCGATGAACCGCTGAGTGCGCGTCTGCTCAAGAGTAGATTTCACGCCAATCCTTGCGGATGCTAACGCTTGGATACGTGCGTCTTCGTGTTCGAGCAGAGCCTTGAACTCTTCGTCGGTCTTGGAGAAGGCGAACGTCTCCTTGCCCGTGGTCGGGCTGATCTTCATCGGAGGCTCCACGCCAAACAGTCTTAGCGTTGCAGCAAACTTATGGTTGGACATTAGCTGATCCTTGTCCACCATCGTCACAGCGCTCAACAACTCCTGCTGCTTTACTTGCACGTCGGTGATGTGGTCGAGCAGCATATTCGTGTCCAACTGCAACGTCGGCTCCGAGAACATCTTGATCGTCAGGTCAATCAAACGCAACTCAGACTTCGGGAACTCTGCGGACAGGTGCTTGAATAGGTCGTACGTCAGGGCAACGTCATTGCAGCAATACTCGCCGTATCGGGCTAGGCTGCTAGGATTAAAGTCTGCCCTTCGCAGCCCCTTGGCAGCGATGACCTCCTCGCCCTTGACGCCGATTGCGTAGTGCTGAGCTAGGGTAGCAAGACTCCCGCCAACTTCCGTGCCATGAACAGCACGAGCCATGCTGAGAGTATCAAGCCAACCCCGAGGGCAAATACCGAAATGCCAACTAAGAATAGCGGCATCAAACATAGCGTTATGAGCCAGCGCCAAATGTGAAGGAAAGTCATAGCCCTCAAGAAACTTTTTTGTTTCGCTGCGTGTACCCGAGAACCACTTGGGCTCCCCATCGTCCACCTGCACTGATACTCCGATGACTTCAAACTCGTCACCGCGTATGTACTCCTCAGTGGTTAGCTTCGACAGGCTGAACTCTTGGTCGTAGTACGTTTCAAAGTCGATGGTCAGTATGTGCATGAGGTGGAACAGTGTTACGTCTTGAACGTGGGGGCTGTGGCTTGTGCGTACTCCTTCGCAGTCAAGCCTAGCTTCTTCGCCACAGCCATCTGACCCTGAGTGAGCGGCATCAGCTTGGTCGGTGGCTTCAGCGAGCTACCCTGTTGCTCCAGCAGTTCAAGTTGCTTGGGCTCATTCAGCAAGGACTCCAATACCCGGTCGTGGAACTTGCGGTACATGACCTTGTCGTAGCCCTGCTTGAGCGCGTCAATCTCAGCTTCATTCAGACCGTATCTGTCGCCGTTGAGCACACCCCATACCCACCCGAAGCGGGTACTTGCGTGAGTGCGCAGTAGGTCGTTACTGAAGAAATCATCCGGGTGCGTCTCCATGCGGGTCAGCACCATCTGCACTGCTTCGCGTATCTCGTTGCTCATACCAAGCTCTCCAGTAGCTCGTCTAGTTCGTTGATGTTTGTCTCGTTGATCACCATGGCGGTGCCGCCTTGGGCCATGATCTCCCTGATGTGCTTGTCTTGCAGGGCTGTCGTCTTGCCCTTGCCTGCCTTGGCTTCGATGGCGAGGAAGTGCCCCGCCACGCAGCACAGGAAGTCCGGCACGCCACTGTTGCCGTACATCGTGCCGATGGGCATGGCGAAGTAGACGCCGTGCTTCTTGAGGATGGTCTTGATTTTGTCCTTGACCTTGGACTCAGGTGTCGCTGCCATACCCCCAATGTAGACGCTCTCCTTGACTTTGTCAAGTACCTTCGTGGTGGGAACTGGCATAAAAAAGCCCCGCCGAAGCGGGGCTCGTAGGGAGGACAAACCCTTACGGTTGGATGCTGAGCATGTCACGCAGCTTCATGGCGTACCAAGCCATCTTGCCAGCGTCAACTTCGGCATCGTCTTTCTTGCCTACACGAGAGGCGTACTTCAGGGCGTTGCCCTTGAGGTAGCCGATGAACTCCTCGCGGGTCAGCTTGGCTTCGATGAAGTCGATGGTCTCGATCCCACCTGCCTTGTAGTGGGGCGGGTGGTTGACCAAGTCGGGCTTGACCGAAACATTGGTTGTTGCAACGATCAGGGGACTCCACCCCTCTTTCTCGTGCACTGCGTCGATGTTGACTTCCTTCGGCTTAGCCTTGGCTACCGGTGTTTTGTACTTAGCTGCGTACACGCTAGCCACGGGAATTTCCAGCGCGGCAGCGATAGCTTTCGGCTTGGCGTTGGGGTTGGCTGCGATGAAGCGGCGTGCGCGTTCGGCATTAGACAGTTTCTTGCGTCCCATGTTGGGGCTCCTTTAGTTGCAGTTCATCTCTAACGTACTCGGTAAGAACAGCACGCATCTGCGCCTGCTTGTCATGTGCTTCTTC